ACGGCCGTCGACGCTCATATCGGGGTAGAGCGTTCCACGCATGTTGAACACGTTCAGGGCACGCTGAAGCATCCTGCCCGCCACGGACGGGCCCATGTTCACCCCTGTATCACAGAGCTCTGCTGCAATGTCGGGAGACAGCCTGGCCACCAGGTCAAAGCGAGGCCCGTACCAGTAATCCGCTTCCAGAATTTCCAGTGCCTGCCCGCGAGTCAGGTTTCGCATATCGCCTTTGTATCCGTGGGCGCGTGCGACTTTTTCTGTTATGCCCCATTTTGTCGCGCCGCCGCGGTCGTCGGGATGATTAACGTAGCCCCCCTCTTTACCGAGGATTTCATCAAAAATTTCATCTTTCGTTTTCATTAGGGTGTCTCAGCAGTGAGAGAATTTTTGACATGTTCCCGCGCCGGTACAGCACGATGGCGCAGAACGCAACATTCAGGGCGACAACGGACCAGCTCGACACTGCGTAAAAATTGAAAATCCAGGCAATAGGGACAATGCAGTAGCAGAGCGTCACCCAGTATACCGCCCACGCTATTCGGGGCTTATGCGCAGCACCGTTGCGCCGGTAGAGCAGAAACGCAACGACAATCACAGTACAGACGGCAGCATTCACGTCGGCAGCAACACTACTTACCATCGTCAGCATCATGACCTCCTCCGCTGCGTCTCGAGATAAGACTGAACAGCGATGTGATTTCCTGCTGGTACAGAAACGTCAGGATTTTGATTGACAGCGCAGACACACCAACCGCACAGAGTGCGTCGATGGGCTTATCGTCATAGTGCGTAAGCCAGCGTATGGCCGATGCAGCCACACCCGCGCCAAGAACACCGACAATAAACGAGATAATCAGGTGCGCGAACATACGAACAACGGGCACTTCGCGCTGCTGCGTCACGACGAACAGCGCACCGGCAAACGCACCGACGACAACACCGAAATCGGTGTTTGTCAGCAGCCCGAATATACCGGCCCCGCCGAGCGTTAACGCAACAGCACCGCCCCCGGAAATGGGTTCGGACATGGGTTACTCCTGTGATGGTTTGCGCCGGGCGTGGCGCAGATACGAAAAAGGCCCGCCATGGCGAGCCTCAAATTGATGAAGATACGATAAGAAATCACAAGATGAATCGCATTAATTCTTTGATTAGAATAAGGTTTTCACCAGAACACAATAAGGGAGATATCCGTTTGAAAAAATTAGTATTTATCCTCGTCGTGATGGGGCTGCCTCTTTTTCAGGCGAATGCGGTACAACTTACGCAAGCAGACTGTAATTTCGCAATTGAGAAACTTAAATATTTCAACGCGTATACTAATACCCATCCTGGAGAAAAGACCACCTTTGAAGAAAAGGCAACATACGCTTATGCAGAAGCATGTGAAAATGCTGGTCTTATAAGTATTGCTGGGTATTTACGTGATGTACCAGAAGCTTCACCAGAAGTAACAAAGTTTTGTCAGCAAAACGCTAAAACCAGCGGTGAAGCGATGCGTTGCTTAGCCACTGGCAAACTTGATGATTAATCCACAAATATGTAAAAACCCGCTCAAAGGCGGGTTTTTATAGCTCTGGCAAAATATCAGAATGGCGCTAAATATGGCCTATTTTGTTGCATTTTGCAAGACCGTTTATTCAAACTCTTTCTGCGGTGTCTCACAATGGTGTTCAAGAGCGTGCTGCAATGCCCTTATATCCAGCTCGTCAAACGCACGTTTAAAATGCGCCCAATGAGGCGCGTAGACGCGTAGCCATGTCGAGCGGTTTATGCTCATCAGCCTGGCTAATGCTGCGCCAGCGTACTCTTTATAGGTTTTATTGCTCCTGGTTGCTGCAACATCTTGCGCGGCAAGCCAGATCATCGAAATTAACCGCTTCTTTGTTTTATTCAGCAAGCCTGCCGGCAGATATTTTTGATGGCCGTTCCAGATTACTTCACATATAAGCGTCTGATAACGGAATGTCAGATCGAATCCGTAGCAATACTTTAACCAAGCCTGCTCGTGTTCTGGCAAGAAATTAACTGCACGACGCCAGGGTGCTCCTGCAAACTCATAATCATTAATTGGTGGTAATGGCCTGCGTCTGCTGCGCGTCTCCAGCACGTACAGTGAAGTGTTCTCAGCTTTAACCTTTCTACCGTCATCAAACTCAACCATGTGGATATGTTTGCGCGGGCAGCGGTCTTTCTCCGCTGGTGGATGTTCACTAAATGCCTGTAACTGCCCTTTCGTTTTACCTGAGTTATCCATCAGTGCGCGAGTGAGCTCAATCCGGGCGTATTCAATTAATTGCGGATTCATCAGATAAAACCCTCTTTTTTCCAAATTGCCAGCGTACGCAGCACTCCCTCTGCATGCATCAGGCGCAATTCTTCATATGTATATTCATTGGTCTTAACTCTGCCATCGATAACATCGTGGCATCCGTTACATGCAATAGCCCCCTGTAAATCATCAGGTTTACAGCCGGTACCGCAGGTTCCAGCAAGGCGGTAATGAGCGAGTACGCTCGTTTCAGGATTGAAGGTGCAATAACCTGGAATACGAACAGTGCATTCACGCCCACGGGCTTCTTTTCTCAGATTGACGGAACGTCTCAAGCGGCGCCTCCTACTAACTGCCTGGCAGCTCGCTGAATTTGAGACATGATCATCCGCCCGATCATTTCAAGCTCGTCACGGCTTATGTAACTAATCGCTGGCCCCGACCAGGTTTTATCGAAGACAGCGATTGCCATACCGAATCCTGCAGAGGATTCAGATGGCTCACCTTCTGCCGGGATATACCAATCGGGGAGATCGAAGCTGATGCGTCCACGGACGAAAGCAATGTGATCGGCGTTTTCAGGCCACCAGGTTTCACTTGTTGCAGCCTTAATGAAGAAAACATATCGTCCACCGCGTTCTCGCATTGTGAACGTGTGCTGCATGATAGGGATCATGCCGGTGATGTACTGACCTTCGAATTGAGTAGCTCGGCTATACGGAGGGTTTGCGTATGCAGCGCCCCCCAAGTCAGCAAGCCGAGCTGACCAGTCCTGGTTTAGCGCATTATCTTCTACGGTGTAGTAATGCTCACATTTGGCGTTGGCGTCGTCGGCAAACAAATCAAGGGAGAACGGGCCAAACCTGGCATTTATACCCCACCAAATCGCATCAGGCGTTCGCCATTGATCGCCGACCTCCTTCAGCTTATGTGACGGGCGGTTGCGCAGTTCAGTGAGCGCAATGCTGTAAGGACTCATCATGATCCGTACTCCAGCAGTTGCGCAGCAACGTTTTCCACCTCCTCAGGAGAAGAAAACGGTCGAAACAGAATAAAATTCCATAACACATTCAGCACAGACTTATAGAGCTGCTCGAACTCTGTATCATCCATATTTGCGAATGAAATTGACTTCGCCCGCCTGCTGTAACTTCCGTCAGGGTATACATGCTCTGTGAAATACCCTGCGCGAATAGTTACCCACTCGCGATAAGCGTCAAAGGACTTAAGCAGCGCTATATCAGCTACCCGGATATGAGCAACATCTGACAAATACAATTCAGCAGCATCTGCCAGGGCGGTGTTGTGTTGTTGCCCCACCTGACTACAGAGGAAATCGACGAATCCATTAACCAGCTTTTGCTCTTCAGGCCTAATGGCACCGCCGGTCGGCGTCCAGTATTCGAACCCAAGCTGTAATAGTTTGAAAAATTTCTTGTGGAATTGATAGTTGCGGACACGCTTGAAGTCGGCGTGTATCCACTCACCGACTTTTATACGTTGCAAAAATTCGCAGGCCCCAGGCGTAGCCGGGGTCAGGATTGCAGGACCAATCTTTTGTAGTTGAATATGTGCCATCGGTTATCTCCGGTGACACAGTGATTTCTCGCAGGCTGTTCAGACCTGCCTATAGATTATAGTGGATTGTCAGTATCATCAATAGACGGTAACCCCGCAGTTTTTCGCGCATCAGCTAACTGCCGAATGCTTGTTACGAACTCGTCAGGACATAGTACAAAACCGAACGTCACATCGCCGCGCTCGTTGCGGTAAAGCACTATTGGTCTGGTGCTGTTTTTAAGTCCTTTGATTAAATGGTCAGGTACAAACATAACATTTACTCCAGCACGTTTCCGATACTCCCTCCGTTCCCTCCGCGCGTCCCGACAGCATCCCCTACGAATGGATATATCACAATCTATCGATAATGAATATTTGCGTTTAGTAGCATTGCTGTGCTGCCAAAAATCTCCCGAAAAAACAAAAACCACAATATAACAATGGGATAAAACGAACCACCGGAAATTGAATAATTCGCATAATCAAGAACTGTTGATGATTCGTAGTAAAACGGATAACAAAAAACCCGCCTAAGCGGGTTTTTTGTGGGTGCATTGAGGATACCTGACACATCAGAGGTGGCGGGGATTTCTCCCCGCCTGTCTCTTACTCCTCAGATTCGTAAGCTGTGAAGACAGCGACTTCCATACGGCCGGTTCGGATTCGTACCTCGCAGAGGTCTTTCCTCGTTACCAGTACCGCCATGACGGCAGTAATACAGATGACGATCAGGGCGATTAATATCGCCTTTTGCTGCTTCATAGCCTGCTTCTCCTTGACCCGAAGGTCCGTAAGAGGCTAATCTTTATGTGTCGCATATAGATATGGCCTCGGTGAATGTTAAGCGTCTTGCAGGACGCTGAATGTTTCCGGGGCTTTTCTCTATCTGCCTTATAGTTCATGCCCGAGGCAGATAGCCTCAAGCACCCGCAGGGATTCTACTAAAGCTGCATAAGTCTTTCCAGTAACTGCTTTTTTCTGGTGGCAATCCATAGCCATTCAGCAATGAATCTCAACAGCTTTCGAGATCAATAAATGGTTCTTTCTTCTCATGCTTTACCTCGGCATTTTCCTGAATTTCAAAAAAGCGCCGCCTGAACGCCAACGGATTGTGAACATACTTGATCGGGGCGTGGGCTGTACCGGCATCGCTGATGATCAGCGTTCCAAAACCTAAAATCCTACCGAAAATTCCCTGCTTAACTCGCAAGCTGGATACCTTACTGAGCGGGATTTCAATAGTGTCACGCCAGATAAAGCCTGTCTTGGCTATGAGCTTTTTACTTGTGATTGCTGACTCATTAGTGAGCAACCAAAAATAGCCAATCGCTATTAGTAACAACCCCCAGCCGCGAGTGAAATAAGCAAGCACCATCCCCCAAAAGATCCATGGAGCTAATGCCCAAAGGGTGGTTTTACCTCTGTAAAGAACTTTTTCATCTCCCACAAGGTTGGAATCTACAAAAGACATGCGCATCTCCCTATTTTGTACAAGAAAATTGCATATCTTACTGGTAAAAGTTGTCTGGGTCATTGAGTAGCATCACTATACGCAAGGTCACCTCAACACATCCTCCGCACTGATTAACCCCTTCGCTCTTAAATAGTCCATTGCATCGTTTGGCAACGCACTGTTTGGTCGGGATCGCCTTAACAGCCAGGCTGATAGATTTTTAAGTAGTGCGTTACTGGCTCTCTGTGTTTGCTTATTTCGCTCACGCTTCCCCCCACTCAACCCAGGAGTTCTCGCCGTCCGCGTCAACCTCGCCCTTCTGTCCGCATTTTGCGCAGGCAACCTCATCTCCTGCCCACAACTGCTGCGTAGTAGTAGACCAGCCCGTCACCCGCGCTTTCTCGTGCCCGCATTTTGGACAATTATCTAGCCAGTCAATTTCAACTGTTACCGGCCCGAAACCGTGCTCTGAACGAATGCTCACGCTTCCCCCCCTGTCTCAAGATTGATGCCAGCTGCCAGAACCCTTTCGGCCTGCCGTATATCCGGGTTACCTGCAATCATCACCTCCGGTGCGTCACACTCGCCGCCCAATTCAACAATGCACTCATGCCCTGTTCGCAGGCAGGATTTGTAACCGCTAACTACCAGCCTAAGTGCATCTGTAAGCTCTGCGTTGCGCCGCTCCGCTACAAGGCGCTTTTTGAATTGAGCTTTACGGCTTGCCCGGAGATTGTTCTTAGCGAGTTCAGCCAGATAAAGCTGATGCTCTGCATTCGCCAGGCGCTGGCGCACTTCGTCGTTTTCCAACTCGGCTACGCGCTCGCGAAGCGCCTCAATTTCAGCGGCCATGTAATAACCCACGCAGCTAAACACATCAGCGCTATCACCCGCGATTTCCAGCTCCATGCATGCCATCAGCCTGGCGTCCTGGTAATTGTCGCTGCCGTCGGTAACAGCGACGGAATATGTGTCGTTCCCGGTTTTATTGATAAGCACGACTGGATTGTGAATTTCGCTCATCTGGCGGACTCCTGATTTAACTGCGCAACGATGTCCTTGTTCTGATTCAGCACCCGCAGCGCGGCACAGACACGTTGCCACTTCTGAACGTTGCTTTTTGCCCGACGCAGCTCGCGGTTAGCTACGCGCAGAGACGGGAAAATCAGGTCGTCAGGGCGCTTTTCAGTGAAAGACGGTATCGACTGCATGAAGTCCGCCATGGTTTCGCGTCCGGCATCATTTCCCGCCGCTTCCGGCAAAGGTAACGCGGCCTCTGCTATCTGCGGCGCGGATTTACCAGACGTTTCCGTCGCTGGCTTGCTTTCTGCACCTGCTGGTAAATCAGCAACCGGCAGGCAGTAACGGGATTTACCGTTCTGATTAGCGCGAATCAGACGCCCCTTGCTGAGGGCATGTGTCAGCGTTGAAGCCACCTTGCGGGATGTTATCCCGAACACGGCAGCAAGCTCATCAGCCGACTGCGGGCCATTTTTTTCGATAATCGCTGTTAAATCCTGCTCCGAGATTTTTGTCGCCGTAGCCGCAATCGTTGTTTCTTCCGGCAGTTCCGTCCGCTTTTCCTGAGCGCTGCCGTCAGCCACCCACCAGGTGTATGCGCTCTTGTCAACGAAACCGGCATTTTTCAGATTCCACAGCTCTCTCAGCACTTCCTCCCGGCTGATATCAAGTCGCGCCGCCAGTTCCACAGAGGTGGCTGTCCCCATCGCTTTCAGTGCGTCAAAAACAGTTTCCATAAAAAACCTCACACAATTTCAGACATATCCCGCCGCTTTCAGTTTTTCTGTGTTCATGCTGCTCTGCGCCTTGATGCTTCAATGCTTTTCTGCTCTTCGATGATTTCCAGCGCTTCGGCAAGCACCAGACCTTCCATCGTGATTACGCCCTCTTCGCTGATTTGGGCCAGCGCCAGCAGCTCAGCCAGGCGCCGGGCCTTTTTCACGCTCAGTTCTGGCGCGATGAGGCTGCGCGTCACTTTCTTTTTCCCCGCGGCCGCAGCGGCGGCCTTGTCCATTTCCAGCACTACCCCGGCCTTCTCGCCGTGCTCTTTCACACGGTCAACGGCGACATCAACGGATACCTCGCCGGATTTCACACTCTGCTGCACATCATGATTCGCCATCGCCAGCGTTAACAGCTTCTCGATGGTGGCAACCGACTTATGAACCTTCTGCGCAATTTCCTGCTTCGTCAGATTGAACGCTGCCAGCTCTTTCACCACGGCGGCCTGCTCAATCGGCGTGAGCGGCAACTGGTTGTTGGAGGTCATAATCCGCGCCACGCGGTCAACGTCGTTCCCCTCAAACGGCACGATGGCGATGTACTCGACCGGCTTACCGGCGTCACGGCAGCGCTGGTAGCAGCGATGGCGGCGGTGCCCCTCGACAATCCACACACCGCCCTCATCGCGTGGTATCACTTCCAGCGCAGGAACACGGCCACCGGCGCAGAGAAACTCAAACAGTTCATCATCGGCCTGGCGGGTTCGCTCGTCGTTCTCGCGCTTGTTAAAACCGTCTTTGACATGCACGTCATCAAGCCGGATGAACATGCCCGAATGCAGGCGCTTGATAACGCCGGATGTAGTCATTTTTTTGAATGAATTGGACATATTTAACTCTCACAAAAATTACTGGTACTGCTGTTATCCCCTGAAGCCAGGCGGGATTGTGTTGTCTGGCTCTGGAATGGTGTTTACATCGGTTCCATTGCGCACCGTGTTCTGCACAGTCCACGCTTCCTCGTAGTGCAACGATTTCCCGAAAAACGTAGAGGCCTGTTTTACGTATTCAGTATTCAATCTTCCGGTAGCTTCAACGTAAGCTGCATACCGCAATACACCATCGAGCAAGACCTGAGGTTCCACGCCAGATTTAATTCGGGCATTCCACGCCTTGAAAGCATCAGCCTTACTGTTACCACCAGCTCTCTTCGGATAAACCGCCCAAACTTTTTCGAACTCGGCTGGGTAGTTATTTTTTACAGATGGAGCAGACCTTTTCGCAGATGGAATTCCATTCGGGGGGATGGCTTCGCCATGCCCCAATTTATATTCTTTCTGTTCTTGATCCTGATCCTGTTCCTGATCCTGACTTGGAAGCCCCCTTGAAGCCCCTTCAGACCCCCTTTCATTTCCACGGTTGACCGTCAGGTGGAAATCGCTTTTATATCTTTCATAAAATGCTGATAGAAAAGGATTTTTAGGTAGTGCCGCATAACTATTCCGCACCCCTGCGCATTTTTTATCACCCGGCTTAAGCTCCCTGCCTACCTGATATGCCGCCATTTCATGCACCCAGACCATCTCCGAGTGCTCGTCATAGCTGCAAAACCCCGCTTTGATGGCCCCATCAAGCCCCTTCGATGCCCCTTCTAAGCCCAATCCAGTCTCATGAGCCAGGTACAACAAAGGCAGGTAATACAAGCCAAGCATGTTCGCGTGAGGTGACGTCATCAGATAAAACGCGACAACCTGAGCCTCCGCACCTGCTTTTCTCAGCTCTCGACCTGTTTCCCCCAACCAAAATTGAGGTGATACGGTGGCATAGTCACGCATAACTTCCCCGGTATACTTCCCGCGCATCAGCACGACAAAGCGGCTCGATGACCGACTTAATGGCCATAAACGCAGATATAGCTTCGTTAATTTCTTTCAATGCAACGGCTGGCGCAGCACGAAGATGAACAGCATTAACCGCTTCAATGCTTTCTTTTGCCGCAACCGTAGCAAGCAGCGTAGGATCATGGGGCGATTCAATACGGGCTCTCCGTTCTGCAGGCAATACGGATAACGCGACGGGTTTTAGTTCAACGGCCAGCGATGCATAGCGTGGACCGTCAAACCCGCGAAAAATACGTTTTACTCGCTGTATTGCGTTTCTAAGCCCCTCACCTGTATTAACCGTTGGCAGAATGTCACCGCCACCATCAGCGTGATACTGATCCGCTATCGCCATCCCGACCACTTTCCAGCCATCTGCCAATGCCCAGTCTTCCAACTCTGCCGCCACAACATCAATCGGAGGACTGATTTTCATGATTCAGTTCCTCTTCAGAGCTGGCGTTATCCTTTGACTTATACAAGCCAGGGTCATATGGCAGCGCGCCATTTGTTAGTGCAGCCAGTTCCATTGCTCGCAACTTCGGGATGACTTTCCCCCACCTGGTCACAGACGGCCTGCTTACATTTGCTGCTGCCGCTAACTTACTTTTGCTACCAAAGAATTTGATCGCATCTTCTTTGTACACTTTACGAACTCCATTTGTTAGCCATAGCTAACACTATAGAAGTTAACACAAACAGAGTAAAGAAGAATTAGCATTAGCTAACTATGAAAAATTTAACCATTGGCGAACGAATCCGGAACCGCCGGAAAGAATTGAAGTTTACGCAGCGCTCTCTTGCAAAAGCGCTTAAGATTTCACACGTATCTGTTTCTCAGTGGGAACGAGACGACAGTGAACCAACCGGAAAAAACCTTTTTGCCTTAACGAAAGCGCTGAAATGCACCCCAACATGGATACTCTTCGGCGATGAGGATCAATCACCCCAACCGCCTACAGATGAACCACCTGAGCTTGACGATAAGCAACGTGAGTTACTTGAACTGTTTATTGCCATAACTGATTCAGAACAGAATGAGCTGTTGAATGAGCTCAGAGCTCGTGTAGAAAATAACAAAATCCGCCTCGAAGAACTCCTCAAAGCCCGCCAACGCTCCCAAAAAAAATAAAAGCTTAGCTAACAATATGTTAGCTGCTTTTTTGCATCTTTTGGTTAGCTGTGACTAACAAACACTTGATCATGACGTTAGCTTTGGCTAACTTATCATTACTGAGAACACACAGTGATTTCTCAAAATGTTCCGCCACCCGGCGTTAAGGGGAGAGAAAAATAGAGGCAACGATGAAACAAGAAGAGAGACTTACAAGCAGCCTGCTCCTGGAAGTTGCAGGAAAGATAGCTAAAGAAGCAGAACGCATTGCGAAGAGCAACGGGCTGGGGGAGCGACACGTAACCGGTTTGCCGCACCTTGCATTAATTGCGAGCTGGAACTTCAAAAGAAGTTGAATCGTATTCTGGTGTAATTGCTGACATTTTATCCTCCATTGAGAGTCTGAATTGAAAATGGAGGCCAGCACGCTGCCACGTGTGGTCGTGCGCCGGACAAGGATAAGTATCCGGCACTGATATTCTGCTGAATGACTGGACGCACTTATTCAGGGGAGAATATCGAAACGTTTTGAGAAGGGGTTCCAGGTGGCAAGCATTAACGACTTATACTCGGGATCGACATTAAGCATTACTGAGGTGCGGTCAATATTAAAGCCTGTCGGGCGAATGATGCCAGCCTTAATCAGAGCATTTGCATCAGCATTATCGCCGGGCACACATAAACGGCTTGCACCAGAGTAAAGAATGTCATCAAGCAATAATAATTGCGCCGAACTCAGGGAGTTAAGCTTTTTTAACATGCGTTTTGTCCTGACCTTGTGATAGCAAAACGCCATAAAAAACAGGCCAACGACTCTGGAGAACAGCACAACAACGTAGGCTACGGCAAAGCTGAAAATATGGAACGCATACGGGACTCCACTTTTACCCGATATGAATTCAGGCAGATTTTCAGGGGCGAATATCATGATCAGGAAAAACAAAACAATAACAATCATTAGCTGGTTTACTGATTTTTTCGGCAAAGAATCTTGCCAGTGTTAAAGCACTTTCTAACATTTCAATAAATTAGCAATTCTCAACTGTAAGGGTATTGAAATGTTAACACAGGTTCTCGCTGTAGGGGTATAGCTGAGACCACCCTGCCCGGAGGTGGATAAATAAACCGGGCACACAACATGAAGCACACTCCATTCAATCAGTTGGGGACTGGTGGTTAACGCAAAACGGCGGAGTGTGCTTCATATTGTGGTGAATGCGGCTAAGCGCACGCGGGGAAGGCCGGTGTACGTTCTCCTTTTCAGTGCAAGCCCCGTCTGGTATTCGGCCTTGACCAGACACCGGGAGGCACCCGGCACCACAATATT